TGACCATCAAGAAAGACAAAACCTTCTTGATCGGCTCAGATTGCCACTATGAAGCCAACACCGTAACCACTGCTCACCTTGCCTTCGTTGAGTTAGCCAAGCAACTTCAGCCAGATGTCATCGTCTTGAATGGCGACTTGATGGATGGGGCGAGTATCAGCCGCCACGCTCCATTGGGGTGGGAGGAAAAACCCACAGTGGAGCAAGAGCTAAACACTGTAACTCAAAGGCTTGCAGAGATTGAGAAGGCTGCGCCTAACGCAGAGCGGTTCTGGACGATGGGCAACCACGACCAGCGTTTTGATATGTCCCTAGCGCAGAATGCGGCGATGTTTCAGGGAGTCCCAGGGTTCAGGCTGCAAGACCATTTCCCAAGCTGGACGTTCTGTATGTCCCTATGGGTGGAGGGGGCAGAAAAGCCGATCATGATAAAGCATAGGTTCAATGGCGGAATTCACGCAGGGTATAACAACGCCCTCAAATCTGGCGTCCACATGGTCACTGGGCATACGCATCAGATGGAGTGTAAGAGTTGGTCGGATTACAACTCGCACCGATATGGAGTTCAGTGTGGGACGATGGCAGACCCTCACCAGCCGAGCTTCGACTATGCCGAGGACACCCCAAAAAACTGGGTGTCAGGCTTCGTCATGTTGACCGTCCGTGATAACTTCCTACTGACCCCAGAGTTTGTGAAGGTTCACAAGCCGGCGGAATATGAATGGCGTGGCGAGATCCACAAAGTAGACTACGAATGATGCGCGACATAGACGCCACCGAGTACATAATTGCCAACCAACTCAATTATCTGAGTGGGCGGGTGGTTCACTTGATTACGGAATACGGGGTCACGAAAGATATCCAGCTACTTGAGGAAGCCTGCCGCGATTTGGCGACCTTGGTTCAGCGCGAGCGCTTTATAGAGGAGAGATTTGGTGCCGACTGTTCTGATTGAGGATCTACCCAACAACTGTCAGGTGACAGTCATCGTCTCAGATCTATACGAAGAGGAGCCAGACCCTAACCCTCCAGCGGAGATGCCAGAGGCTCAGGATCGGCAGAATATCTGGCTGGTTAGCAAGAAGGCTGTAGATTGAGATAGTCCTTGTGGACTCCATCGCAGACTCGCTCGATGTACTGCTGTTCCTCCATCACTTCGTTTTCGTAGTCGTTTTGACCGGCAGCAAAAAAGCCGACGATCAAAAGCAGGGCGAGTGGGTAACGTAGTTTCATGATATCTCCTTGGCCGCTTACGCGACCTTTACCAAAAACCAAGAAACCAAACCCAAGATAGTTTCGTGCTGCTCGTTTGCTCGGTCACTGATCCATTGCTTGAGCATCTTGCTCTGAGTTTCTGGGCAGGATGCGATCTGACTAACACCATTTTGACTAACCATAAGGTTCGATCCGTCAATGCGTCGAGTGATTAGTTTGTCGGTATTGGTGTCTCTCATTGTTACTTCTACTTCGTACATGTCCGTTCCTCGTTGTTGATGGGTTTATTGTACACCAAAGGTTTACAAATACAACAGGGAGAGGGTGAAAAAGTTGCCTTTTTTGTAAAAAAGACGGGTATAATTGCCACCTAGCACATAATGAACACCGAAACAAGGATCGCAAATGGCTTTATTGCAACGATTTGCATACCTAGACAGTGGAACGCTGGGAAAGCTAAGTATTGGCGACTGGTCGTGCTACACGATAGAAAGGCCATGGAAAGACAACCAGCCAAACGTGTCCTGTATTCCAGAAGGGACGTATGCTTGCCAGCCATTTAGCGGAACGCGGTTCCAAGATGTGATTCAAGTCATGGATGTGCCAGACCGCAGCTATATCCTGATTCACGTCGCAAACTTTCCGCACGACATTGAAGGCTGCATAGGTGTTGGTGATCGCTTTGTTTCAGATTCGTTAGAGCCTGCCGTCTACAACTCCAAGAAGACGCTGCAAAAGCTCATGGAGATATTCAATGGGCATGAAGAACGAATGACCCTGAAGATAACGGGTGTGAGGGCTGAAATATGAAGTGGGACGCGATCAAAGGATTAGTGGGCGCAGTAGCACCGACCATAGGAAGTGCCATAGGAGGCCCAGTAGGTGCCGGAGCGGGGAAAATACTCGCACAGGTACTTGGGGTGCCGGCAGAGCCACAAGCCGTCCAGAAGGCTCTCAGCGAAGCCTCACCAGAACAACTGGCAGAGATTAAGAAGGCCGACCTTGCCTACAAAACCCGTTTGGCAGAGCTAGAAGTGGATATCTTCGAGCTTGAGACTGCCGACATACAAGACGCTAGAAAGAGTGGTGACTGGACGCCCAAGGTTCTAGCCTTGTTAGCTTTTCTGTTCTTTGGCGGCTATGTGACCCTAGTAACGGTTCAACCGCCAGATGCCAACTCAGAAGCGGTAATAAACCTCGTCCTGGGATACCTGGGAGGAGTGGTTTCAGCGGTGGTGTCTTTCTACTTTGGCGCAAGCCACAAGGCAGACAAGTGAGGGGGGTTCTGCTGTTCAACAAGGATGGCACGATCTACGCAGGCCAAGTCCATACAATGCCTGATGGCGTGGTTCACACTGGAGCCTTGCACAACCCTACAAGTCGCAAACTTTTCTACTATCACCAGCTATCGCCACAAGCCAAGATCCGCGCCCTAGAAGGGATGGTAGAGCGATTCGACAGCCCTAATCGAACCAAAACGAGTTTTAATAACTAATGAATCAGAATCTTGAAGTGGCATATATAGCCACAACGGACGTTATTCCGTACGCAAACAACCCCCGAACCCATAGCGACCAACAGGTAGCGCAGGTAGCGGCAAGCATTAAGGAGTTTGGATTTAACAACCCAATCCTGCTCGATGAGCACAATGGCATCATCGCAGGCCACGGCAGGTTAGCAGCGGCGCAAAAGCTAAGTATGGAACTGGTGCCCACAATCACCCTGGTAGGGCTGACAGAAGCGCAGCGCAAGGCGTATGTAATAGCAGACAACAAACTGACCGAGAACGGGGGGTGGGATTACGACCTGTTAGCGGTAGAGATTGAGCGGCTGAAAGAGTTGGACGTTGACATAGACTTAACCGGTTTTGACCCCACCGAGTTAGATACCATCCTAGAGCCTGAAATTGTAGAAGGTCTGACCGACGAGGATGAGGTGCTAGAACCACCAGAGGAGCCTATAACCAAGCGGGGGGATGTCTGGATATTGGGTAACCATCGACTGATGTGTGGTGACTCTACGAGTATTGATGATGTTGACAAGTTAATGGATGGGCAGAAGGCCGATATGGTGTTTACTGATCCGCCTTACAATATTGATTACCAAGGGGTGAGTGATAAACGCGAAAAAATAGCCAATGACAAAATGTCGGACTCGGACTTTGTTGACTTCCTCACGGAATCCCTGATGGGATGTGAGACTATGTATGTCTGCTGCAGCTGGCAATATTCACACCTTTTTAGGCTGGCAATGGAAAGGTTAGCCAGATCACCAAAAGCCATGATTGTCTGGGATAAGGTAAATCCAGCGCAGCATTTGGATAAATACTACAAACAGCACGAAATAATCTGGTATTACGGAGACTTCGGAGGGCAAAAAACCGTAAGGGGTGATGTCTGGCAAATAAAAAGACAGAGAAATACAGTTCACCCGACGATGAAACCTGTCGAGCTTATTGAGATTGCTTTATCTGACCAACCATCAAAGCATTTTATTTATGACGGGTTTGGCGGCAGCGGCTCAACTATGATTGCTTGTGAGAAGCGAGGTAAGTCGTGTCTCATGATGGAACTAGACCCCAAATACTGCGATGTCATAGTAGATCGGTGGCAATCTTTTACAGGCAAAACTGCACAGCTTGAACGACCACTGGAGGTGGCGAATGGCTAGGCCACGCATACCAATAGACTGGGATCAGGTAGACAAAATGTGCGCTATTCACTGTACTGGAGAGGAGCAGGCTGCAATTTTGGGCGTGAGCTACGACACTCTGAACCGAGCCTGCCAGCGTGAATACGAGATGAGTTTTGCAGAGTATTTTAGGCAAAAGGCCAGTCACGGGCGAATGAGCCTACGTCGCAAGCAATATACGGCTGCGATGGACGGCAATACAACGATGCTTGTGTGGTTAGGTAAGAACTGGTTGGGACAGTCAGACCAGCCGGAAGTAGAAGCACAAGACCTGCCGCCAATCGTTATCGAGAGGGCGGGTGAAGCTCACTAGGCCACAGGATGCAATCTTCTTTAGTGACTCACGGTTTAGGGCGGTGGTCGCTGGTAGACGGTTTGGGAAGACGTTTCTATCTACCCATGAGCTTCTTCGTGCTGCCTTAGAAGGCAAGAACAGGAACTGCTGGTATGTAGCGCCAACATACAAGGCTGCCAAAGAGATAGCATGGGACATGCTGAACGAGGCGTTGCCTGATGGGTACATTAGTAAACGGAACGAAACCGCACTATCGCTTACATTGAAGAATGGTTCTACCATATCGCTCAAAGGGGCAGAGAAGCCAGACAACCTGAGAGGGCGGGCGCTAGACTTTGTTGTTCTGGACGAGTTCGCAGATATGCGGAAGGAAGCGTGGTACGAGGTGCTGCGGCCGAGCCTGTCGGATCGTCACTCTGGAGATAATCCGACACGGGCATTGTTCATTGGAACACCGAAGGGGCGCAACCATTTCTATGACATCTGGACGCGAGGCGTCGATGAGGAGGAGGGCTGGGAAGCCTTC